AGCCCATATTTCGAGCTTCTTGTTCCATATCAGCCTCAATAACTTTAGCACAGGCATACCGAATGAGCCATTCATCATCCGAGCTATTAAGTATTTGAATTGGATCAGTCCCAAAGGCTTTGCCAAGCCGGGCAGCTGTTTGGATCCGTGGATCCTCCAACAGCTCCTCTAGGACTGATTCGTAGGGTTTTCCTTGATTGTCTCAATCGTATCACCGTAGCCCGCGGCGTCAAGAATCGCCAAAGCCGCTGCCTCAACATGCGGGTCAAGCCCAAAGAAAGCAACAACAGCTTCAATTGCACGGCCAGCACCAGTCATCTCAAGCATTTCTGCCGACGCAAATCCAATAGGATTTCCGCCTTCGTCAAGAGCTTCCCTGCCATTTAAATACATTCCAGTTGTCGTGTTTGCAACAACGAGGCAGGCAAACTTGGTTGCATCAATGCCGTTCTTCGTTTCGGCTCCAGCAGTACGTTGCCAAGCCTTGAGCTGTTGTTGGGTGATGTTTGGGCTGATCAAGATCTTTACGCCGTTGCGCTCTGGAACCTCAATAAAAACATCGTCACGCTTAACCTTTTTGTTGACGATTTCTTTCAACTGAGAAAGAACACTAATCCCGTTGTCTGATCCGTCGTTATTTACTGAATACATTGAATCGCTCATAAGCAAGAACCCTAGCACAGGAAATGGGGGCCACAGTAGTAGCCCCCATTTCTAATTGGTAATTATTCCGTTTTAAATCAGCTTGACGAAGGTTCGCCAGAAATTGCAAATGTGAGCGTAAAGGTTGTCGGTGCACCAGACGACGAATCGCCTTCTGGCTCAGTTAGTCCAACAAGCAAAGCCTTTGGGTACTGGCGCTGTCGTGTTGGAGTTGCAACAAAATCACAGTCCAAATCATAAATATCTACTTGGTAATAGGTCTTACCAACAGCGGCTCTCCATAGCTTGAGTTTGGCTGTGTCATCTTCGGAGTAGTGAGCCGTAATCGTAATGTCGCCAATTTCTGCTGGCGCACATAGAACGAATGGGAATTTTTCTCCGCCGACATAGATTCTTTCAACAGACGCAGTGACTTCACCTCCAGAGACCTGGGCAAAATACTCTGAAAAGTCTGCACCTAGGGTCTGGCCAGCCAGCCTTGTTATCTTCGCCAGCACTTGACGCTGAGCGATATATTTTCTGGTTGCTATTGTTGCCATTATGTCTCCCTACTAAACGAGTGTGGCCGTTAGTGTTGACTTGGTGATCTCGAGTTCAATTCTCTCACCAACTGCTGATACGCGTGCTCCAACCTTCGCCCTTACGATTCCCTCAGCAATCTGAGTGAGTGGGTTGAGCGCATCGCTGACCACTACAGAGTAACCAGGGTCAACGACGTTGCCGTTTGCGTCAATGAGCTCATAAAGCCCACCAGAGCCACGGAGTCTTTCCATGATTCCGCCAAGACGCGATGCGACTTCAGCGAAGATAGTTCCACGGCCATCAATCGGCTTGAACAAGAAACTTTCAAGTGAGCGCTCCGCTTCGTCAACTATCAAGTTGAGAGTTTCGCGAGCATTGAGGAACTTATAGTTAGCTTCATCTGTTGAGATGGTTCTAGCTCCATAAATACGGACAGCACCGTTAACAACGCGCAATCCATTTACATAGCCATCATAAAGCGTATTGATGTCGTCTTTTGATGTTGATGACTCAAGTCCAACAACATACTTTGCCGATGATTGTTCGCCTGCATATGGGTACCATGCCCCAAATGAGTTCTGAACCGTAGAACGCTTTGCGGCAATAAAACCATCGCATGGAATTGTTTCCGTAAGAGCAGATGATACTGATGACGTAACCTTTACCCACGGATGGAAGAATGCTGCGTACTCTTCTCCTGATTCCTCGCCAATATATGAAGCTGCGGTCGTCGTGGCATCATTAACGCTTGATTCTGCATCAAATCCCATGATTGCAATTCTGTTATGCGTAGAAGCATGTGCAATCAATCCATTATAAGTTGATGCATCAGTGAAACCGGGCGCACATACGCAACCTGGGCCAAGGTCGGAAACGAAAGCCGTTAAAGCGGTAACAACATTGTCTCCGTCAACGGTTGATCCATCATCGCCACCGCTGAAGTTGGCTGCAGCGGCGGTTGCTGGAAGAGTTGACTCACCAGCATCTGTTGCAGTCACATACAGGGCTGCGGTTGAGCTGTTGTTGATCTCATTGACCATCGCGGCTACCGTGGAGTGGAAGGCAGATGTGTAAACAACTGATCCATCTAGGCGAATGATGAGTCTAAATGATGAACCGTTGTTAATGACCTGAACGGTCAATCCACCACTGTTTGCCCATTCGCCAACACCAGAGGCAGTTAGCGTCATAACTGTTTCTGGAGTTGCATCCACAAGAGCCTTAGTGGCCGCATCTGAACCGTCTGCAACAACGCGTGAGACATAGCAACGTGCGCCACCTTCTTCAAAGAAGGTCTTTACGGACTGATGCAGATAACCGCTAGCGATGAATCCGCCATAAATTGATTCGTAGTCAGCGAAGCTAGAAATTAGCTGCGCCGTACCAGACGGCCCACGCTCAGCAACACCAGCAAAAAAAGCTGTTGCTGTAGGCGTGAGATTTGCGGTCGTTGGTCCAGTTCTGACCGCTGTACTGATTACTATGCCTGGCATTTCTTTCCTCCGCTCCCTTTTATAAGGAATAGGCGCACTTAAAACCTAATTGATTATAGTGATTCTTCTTGCTCTGTAGGCGCAACCTCAGTAGCCAATTCTTCGGATGGCTGCTGTTCAATTTCTGGTTGAACCTCTTCTGGTGTCTGTTCCTGCTCAACTGGGGTTGTTGATTTTTTCTTCTTTTGGCTATGGGTAGACTGATCTCCAGATGATTCTGGTACTTCTGTTATTACTTTAAGCCAGCCTTTTTTTATGCACGCCTGCAAAACAATGCTTCTACTGAGAACCATTGCAACTTCACGGGGACGCATGTATTTACCATTTTCAGAAACCAACACAGTTTTGTTTGAAACATTGACAACTTGAGTCATTCCAGCATAATCAGAGCCAGACTGTGGTTCACGCGTTCCGATTGATATAAACATTTCCATAACTACTCCGATGCCAATTCGTTCATTGTCATGACCTCTGTGTCTATTTCAGCCACAGCGCCAATGTTTTCTCGAGCAACAACCTCTTGTAATCTTAAATCATACGCTATGTATGCGCCGGCTAGGACACGGTCGCCTTTTAATAAAGTCAAATCTGAATACTCTTCAGAAATTGTTGATTCGTCTATGTATGAATCTCTGCCTTCGTGCGCCCTATTTAGGCACGGCCGGTCAAGTATTGCCGATCTAACCACGGTTGTAAGTCTGTCGCGCATGATGGTAACGTCTTCTGAACCCTCTGTACGTACCCAAATATATGTCCTCATGCCATAAACAACATCGTAAATAGGATCTGTTCCCATAAATCCGATCCGAGTAAAACTTTTTGTTGATATTGCAACAGTTATCAAAGTTGGCCACTGATCAAGGGCCAGCGGCTCGTATGTCAAGTATTCCTCTGGACTTGGAAGCTTGTAGTCGTCAATATTCCATCCGTTGCGATACCTAACCAAGCGAGCTGGAATATCAATTTTTAAATAATCATTGACATACTGCTTTGCAAAATGTGGTCCGTACATCAACTCAGCAGACATTAGACAACCTCCCCATCGGCTATCCACGCAGCTAAGTCTTCGGATGTTTTCTTGGCAAAACCTATTGGTTCAAAAATAATTTTACGTTTAGCCATCTTTGTGGTTCCATATTGATGGAACTTTGCATACTCAACATCTGTTCCAAATGTTGCGCTGGTTGGCCTAATGCTATTTGCTGGCCCGCGCAAATCAGTGAGGCTTCTAAAAAGTCTTCCAGTTCTAACCATTGGAGGAGATCCTGGGAAATTGATAGATTTCCATGCCGCATAAGCGGTGTCTAGCGGCTTCCATCCACCAGCAGGAAGTCCACCTAATGCAAAGTTAGATGCATTCGCAGCCTGTAGTTCAAGTCTTGCCTTCTCAAAGACGGGCATAAAGTTCTTACTTCTTGCTTCCATGGCAAAAAGTTTTTTATACGCTCTTGACGCATCCATTGATGCGTTAATTGCTACTGGCATTACGCAATCCTTCTGCGCTTATATCTCTTAAGAGCCATAAGCTCTTTTTCCAAGAAACCAGTCTCAAGTGGCGCAACATTACGTGGATTTAGATCCTTCACGCCAACAACATCATCATGCATGTTCTGCATTTCTCTAGTTGCAGCACGCAAAATCATTAACTTGAAGGCTTTAATTGATGAGCCATCTAGGCCACCGTCATACTCAACCGTAACAATGTCGTTTGGAAATGCCCTATATAGCTCCAAGCCGTAGCGACGGACTATGTAGTCTCTTTCAGCGACTTGAACTATTGGGGAACCTTCTGGATTGGTTATTGTTACTGACTCAACTGAGACAACTGGAGTGTTTCTTAGGTAAACAGCAGCTGGTGGCTGAATATATGGAAGTACATTTCCTGTTGTGTCAAGGCTGTAGTCATAGAAGAACGAGGAAACTGGAACTCCTTGAAATTCAGCAGTAACCGAATATTCTTCAGTGAATGTTTGTACCTCAACTGGTCTGCCCAAGAACGTCTCAAGTTCGCTCTGCAGACCTTCAAGTACCAACTCTGCGGCATCTTCCTGACGGTTCGTCAGGCTAATATCCATGTAGGTTTTTAATTCAGCAATGCTAACTAGCATTATGCACCACCCTCGATTATGGATTTAGCCACGACGCGTAAGGTTCTCGCGGCCTTCTCTTGCGAGCGCACGCCCCTGACCCTGCTGTGTTCTTACGCGCTGACCACGACCATACTGTAGGCGGTCGGCTATACGTCGCAATGTATAAGCAACT